CCCTGGTAGACTTGGTGGTATTTTACGCCGTCTACTTCTCTCTCGATCCAGATTACATAATTATCGGCCATTAGCCAGCCTCAATCCGTATTCGATGCGGCGTTTCGATTGGGGGAATTGCTCTATACAATGTCATGGCTATCCTCCGGTTGGTAAAGTTCAAATGGAAGCCGAAAAGCGTGAACAACATCTTGTATTTCCCATCCACCAGAATCGGTAAATCCGGTTTCGGGCGTCCAAAGCCCGTAAGCTAGACCCATCCCATTTTCATTTTCAATGGTTGTGTAATACCATCCACTCTTCTCTGGCTCGCTCTCTCCTGGGATATACTTCTTCCACCCCAGACCGAGGTCGTCGCCAATAGCATCGTAGAGGGCTTTTAATTCGGTTTTGTCCAGCATGTATTTTTCTTCCCTGCCGAACCAATATGCGTTACCGACGTTTGATAATTCAATACCTCTTGGGTTTGACCATAGCTTTTTCATCTCTCACTCCTCAAACAGCTTACTTAGTGTGATCCCCAGGGCGGCGCATAGCTTGTCGGCGGTCTTGACAGTCAAGCCAAGTTTACCGGATTCAATCTGGCTGACATGAGCCTGGGTAATCTGCGCCGCTTCGGCAAATTCAGCTTGTGTCATTCTGGCAGATTCCCTAAGTTCTTTTATGCGTTTTCCGTAGTCCATAAAACTCCTTTCGTTTATTGTTGACTCTAGTATAACAAATTTGTATAATAAAGTCAAGTGAGAAGCCTATAAAATATTAGGTTTTGGTACTTGACAAACTTATAACAAAGTTGTATAATATAGACATAATCAAACAAGAAACACAGGAGAGAATGAGATGGATAAATTTATTGAGGTTACAAAAGAGAAGTTTTATTCAATAATTGGCCCTCTAGACGTTAGTCCGTACCCCAATAGGGACTTGTGTTTATGGAAGTTGCGTGGCGGTAAAGAGATTGGACGCTCAAGTCAAGGTTATGTTCCTAAATATGGAGGGCAAGAAAAATATTATATTCTTAAAGAATATCTTGAACGCAAAAGTAACTAAAATTTTAAGCCCCGCCGGTGGCTAATAACCGGCAAGGAGAAAATGATGGGCAACAAAGCATATTTTGACCAAGTAACAGCAAATTACAAATATTTGGACGCTGGTGGAAATTTACAATATTCCGATACGCAAAATGAATATCAAATGTATTTCGTTTTTACTGCCGATCACAGGCTTGTTAGCAAACATCGCTCACGCGGTCATGCGGTTGTAGCCTGTGAGAAGATGAACGCTGACGGTCATGCTTATTATGCAGGAATTACAGGAAGGGATAACCCATGCAAGCTGGCCTATTGAAAACTTATTTATTCACCGATATTCCAGGGTCCGGCAAGGGCTGGACCCTCGGAGTGACTGCAACGTCCCAAAAGGATGCGAGGCATTATATTGATGCGGTCCACGGTTCTGGCAAGTATATCGGGATATATTCACAGGGACCCACGGTAAAGGAAGACAGTATGATTTGTGGGGCCGTGACAAATGCGGCAAAAGAGATTATTCACAATAGGCGAGTACAATCTATTGGCAAGGATTACTAAAGGAGAAAACGATGACAACAAAATTTACAAGCGACGAAATTGATTTACATTACAGCCCAGACGAAGGAATTTGGTATTTCCAAAATTACGACACTGGACGGGTAAGCATTGACTATCCGACTCGGCGCGATGCGATTACGGCACAAGAGCGCGATGAAATTGAGTGGGAATAAGGAGAAAATGATGGCATACGAAACGGAAAAACAGGAACGGAACAGAGTGGCCAGAGATGAAGCCCATTTCGCCAAACAAAATATGGTGCGCGCCGAACAGCGCAAGCATGATATGGCCACGAAATACAGCGACGAGACAATCCGAGCGTGGATCGACTTGGCGGCTAACAAAAATGTTCCGCCAGAGGTTTCGAGGGCGAAGTCGCAGGTGGCTCAGGCCATGATTGCCTACAACAATATGATTGACGCGAGGTACAAATGAAACGCATGGTGGTGTCGTATAATGGAGAACACATGAAAATCGTCAACCCAGACGGAACGGTAGTTATTGCTGACGATCACGGTAACGCTATGGCCTTTAGGGGTAACGTGGCCGTGAAATTGTCTACTGACCCCCGCACCTGTAAGCATGAGCGCACCTATCTCGTTTATCGCGACGCGGATGGGATAAGCTACTACTGCCAGGACTGCGGATGCACGATTGACGAGGATGGTGAGATTGTTTTTGGCGGCGAGCCAGAATTTTAGAAAAGGAGAATGAAATGGGATATTTTGATAGAGAAATTAAGAACGCGGTAATTGATGGCGTGTCAATCACAATCAATGATAAGGGTATTTTGGATTGCTGGTTGACACTAGATTATGGCGGTTTGGGACAGGGTTTTGGTGGATACGCTCTTCAACTTCCGCCAGACTGGAAACACTATAGTTTACTAGGCCCTGCCGGTCATTTTATTTATAGGGTTATGGAAATTGCAGATGTAACCAGTTGGGATAAATTAAAAGGAAAAACAATTCGAGTGGATGCAGACAACGGAAAGGTATATCGTATAGGCCACATTGTTAATGATGATTGGTTTGACCCGTCGAAAGACTTTGAATTAGAAAAGGAGAAATGAAATGAGTAACGCATTGGCAATTTATCAGGATTTTGACGGACTACAACGGGCGGCAATGGCGTTGCAAAAGTCTAACTATTTTTCGGATGTGAAAAGTGAGGCTCAGGCCATCGTCAAGGTTATGGCAGGGGCTGAGCTTGGCCTACCCCCGTTTGCCTCAATGACTGGAATCCACATTATCCAAAATAAGCCCGTTCTTGGGTCAAACATCATGGCAACACTTGTCAAGAATGATCCCCGATATGACTATCACATCAAACAGGCCGACGACAAGGCTTGCATTTTGGAGTGGCTTGAGGACGGCCAGAAGGTTGGCGAGGCAGGCTTTACAATTCAGGAAGCGCAAGCCGCTGGATTGACCACGAAAGATAATTGGAAAAAGTATACATCAGATATGCTCTTTGCCCGCGCGATTAGTCGAGGAGCAAGGCGTTTTGCCCCAGGAATCTTCGGTGGAGCACCAGTCTACACGCCGGACGAAATGGGCGTTGATACCGACGAGGACGGTTACATTGATTCTGAAAGCGTTGTTATCAGCAATCCCGGCGAAGAACGGCAAGAAGAAAATGCCGCCGATACCAATAACGATTTGTCAGAATCTGACGGAACAATCTGGTCTCCCCCCGAAACAGTTGGCGAGCTAATGCAGCAGGCTCTTGACGGGAAAATTCCGCACGTTGACTACGACATGGTCAAAATTTTCCGCCATCAGACCGGTGGTGATCTGACAGCCATGCTACTAAAAATTCAGCACGAACAGGAAAAGGCCTTATCCTGACAGTAAGGCACATTATTTTCTCCTCAAGGGCTTGTCGGTCGCTCCCCTCGTCTGGCAAGCCCAAAGGCAACTCCGACCCGACTAACCAACCTTAGTATGAGGGCTTCTTAATCAACGGGTCGTTTGCACACAAAACAATATGGGGCGGTCATAGGACGGCCGCCCCGAAATGGAAAGGAAAATGAAAATGGCGCATATTCATAGTTATAGCAAGGTGTTTACCATAGGGCACAAATGGGTTCTGGACGTGTTTGACGGCCCAGTCTATGTTGAAGAAAAAATTGACGGCTCCCAAATTTCTTTTGGGATTATTAATGGCGAACTATCTGTTCGCTCAAACGGTGCCGATATTTATCTTGAGGCGGCCCCAAAAATGTTTAATAAGGCAATCGAAACCATTTTATCTCTAAAAGATGAATTGATTCCGAACCTTATTTACCGTGGCGAGTATCTCCAAAAGCCAAAACATAATACGCTTGCCTATGAACGGACACCAAAAAAGAACATTATCATTTTTGACATTTCAGACGATAAACAAAACTATTGGGATTATGCTGATACAGTCGTTGAGGCCGATCGGCTTGGGCTGGAAACGGTTCCCCTGTTCTATTTTGGAAAAATTGACTCTCTAGAACAACTCAAAAAGTATCTTGAGAACGATTCGGTTTTGGGGGGGCAAAAGGTAGAGGGCGTTGTTGTTAAAAATTATTCCAAGTTTACAGACGATAAAAAAGTAATGATGGCAAAGTATGTTTCTAAAGAGTTTCAGGAAAAGCATCAGGGAGAATGGAAAAAATCTAATCCAACCAGAACAGATGTGATAAATAATATCGTTGAAACATACAAGACGGATGCGCGCTGGAAAAAGGCTATTCAGCACCTCGCGGAAACTGGAAATCTTGATGGATCACCAAAGGACATTGGCCCACTTATCAAGGCTGTCAAGGACGATGTTTTAGCTGAGTGCGAGGATGAAATTAAGCACATTCTTTTTACTCACTTTTGGGGGCAGATTGGGCGAATGATTACCGCCGGACTTCCAGAGTGGTATAAAGAATATCTTGCAGAGAAATCAATGGAATAACTTATTTGACAACACTGAACAAACCTGATACAATATAAAGGTACTATTCTATCTATTGGAGGGTGTAAATGATTTTTGAAGCTGCTACATTAGCTATTGTTATCGGATTTATGGTCTTGGCGAATCGCTTGGTTGAGATGCTGATTACGCCAATTTTTGACCATTACAGTTGGGATAAGTTCATCCTAATGTATATCGCATGGGTCTTTGCTGGGGTATTGGTCTTCCTGGCGGGAGTGAACCTGTTTGAGGCATATATTCCCAGCGTAATTGTTGGCAAGGTTCTAACGGCCGTTGTCGCAGGTGGTGGCTCTAACCTACTCCACGACCTCGTAGACCAGAAATAACAGATAGCCCACTTCGGTGGGCTTCATCGTAGCTATGGACTGGACTACTGTTATAGTTGCCATACTTGGAAGCGGCGTTATTACAGCCGTTGTCAATGGGCTATTTGGAAAGCGCAAGAATGATGTCGAGGCTGACAAAACAGCCATTGACGCCGCGCTTAGCCTAGTCAAATCTATGCAGGATAGGCTAGATAAATTGACCGCAAGGCTTGATCGCTTGGAGGAAGAACTTGACCGGAGGGAAATGACCATCGACGCCCTTGAAGAAGAAAATAAATCCCTGCGTGAGAAAATTCAAGAACTAGAAGATGACCGCAAGCGTCAAATTGAAACGAATCGTAGGCAAGGAAAGCGAATAGCAGAGTTGTTGGTTCGCATTCAAGAACTAGAGTCAAAATTAGATGGTTCCGCCAAGTGATCTCATGTCATTAATTGAGAAGATCCACGATCTTGATGAGCGTATTATTCAACTTGAAAATAGGATAAGCGCAGACGAAAAAGCTATTCGTGCCAACAAAGAAAAAGCCTGGTTTGCCTATGACAGAACAATTAACCATGAAATTAGGATAGAAGAATTAGAAGAGGCTGAGGAGAACAGGGAATGAGTGACTGGACTATTGGGACAGATACGAGCCACTGGTCTGGCGATATTGACTTCTCCAAGATGTACGCTGCCGGTGCGCGGTTTTGGATTACAAAGGCCACGGATGCGAATAAGACCAGTGGTGTACAGTTTGAGGATTCAGCGTTCAATGGCTATTGTGAGTACGTCTTTGATTTTGGCAAATTGCTGACCGGATGTTATCATTGGCTACAGTATAGCGTAGACCCAATGGTTGCCGCTGATTTCTACCTTGAGCGTTATAACCGATTTGATTTTGACTTTCCGCCTGTTTTGGATTTTGAGGAGCCAAGTGTAACCAATTTCTCGGATTATGCTTGGCGGGCGCAGGTGTGGTGCAGGAGGGTTGAGGAAAAGACCGGGCGCAAGCCGATTATCTATACCGCCAAGTGGTTTACCTCACGCTTCAAAACGGCACAGCTATTATGGATGGCCGATTATCCGCTATGGGTGGCAGACTATTCCTGGTATTCAAACAATGTCAAAAAGGCGCCTTATTACATGCCATCGAATATTTGGGACGATTGGGCCATTTGGCAGTATACTGGGAGTGGCGACGGGCATAAATACGGGACATCCTCGGCGGCTGCTGATCTGAATTATTATCAGGGTGATTATTCGCAACTATTGGAGTTTATCGGCAAAAGTGAGTCACAGCCTGAGCCAACCGATGCTGAAAAGTTGGCGTTGCTATGGGCGGCTCACCCGGAGCTACATTAGTTATTATTTCTCCGTCTCTCTCCTTTCAAGGTGGGGCAGTCCCCGAAGCTGCCCCACTAAGGGAATTATTGCAGGTTTAGTTCAGTTGGAAGAACGCCGTTTTTGTAAATCGGATGTCGAGGGTTCGAGTCCTTCAACCTGCTTGGATGGGAAGCCTGTCACAGCTCTTGGAAGATTGGCAGAGTGGTAATGCAACCGGTTTGAGGCCGGATGTCATCGGAGACGATGCGGGGGTTCGATTCCTCCATCTTCCGCCAGGGACTATAGCTCAATGGGAGAGCAGTGCGTTTGCAACGCAAAGGTTGAAGGTTCGAGTCCTTTTAGTTCCACTGGTTTCCTGCTTTATGGAACCATAGCTCAACCGGATAGAGCAATCGCCTTCTAAGCGATAGGTTGCAGGTTCGAGTCCTGCTGGCTCCACTGGCCCGAGAAATAGTTTGCAACGTGAAGCCCGACACGTAAAAACGGGCAGGGAATTATTATGGCGGCATGTGAAGCTAAGCTTTACCTTTCCAGAGGATGGCTGCTACTGGAAAAATAATTCTCGACCTTTAGTTAGGTTGAATACGCCGTTGTCCGGGGCGTATAAATACCGGACAAGGAATTATGACTATTTATAGCGAACCAAGAACAGACGCGCCGGTACTATGGACTTGGCGGCGCATGATGGAAATGACAGTGGAGATTTGGCATAGATGAGCATATTCGCATGGATTGTTCTAATTGCCATTGTGATATTTGCGGTGTTGGTGGTAATCGGCCTATGTTGTATTGCCGCTGACGAGGGCGATGTCTACGACGAGCGGGATTGTCGGGATTATCTGAATGAGAGGGAAGAATGATTATTAATAGCGTAAAAGATTATGTAACCGAAATAAGTTCGCATATTTGTGACTACCATAAAAAGCATCCTTATGATACGAACCATCCTGGATGCACGTGTACAGCGACGCTTACGTTAAGAGAAAAGAAATTTGAAGAGATTATGGACGACATTATTGAGGAACGCGGAGAGGTTTTTGAAAAATTGGCGAAGCTCTAATGCCTGATCCTATTGCGATATTTGAGGCGGGCGTCGCCCGTGTAAAGACGATGGCTGACGGTTCACCTCGTTTTGAGTTTGAGTCTGGCGAATATGCCAATGAGTTGCTGAGTGTGTTCGCAAAGGCACAGGCGGAACATCGGTTGATGAAAGTTATTTGTTACGACCTGGATGACTGGGAAGAAATGGAGAGGGAAGCGCGCTAACTTGCATATTATGGGAGTTGTTTTACATACTTTATGGATGATTTGATAGCAAAATTACAGAAACTTGAGCCGCTTGAGCTTGACTATGTTATGGCGAGGTCTAGTTCAAATTCTGCTGCGTCTGCATGTAAGCAGATTGAATTATCTACCTCTACATTTTACAGATGGGATAATCGGGAGTATTTGGAAGAGCTGGCAATGGCATTACGCCTTGACCGCCATGTTGAGGTTGAATTGAAATTACGCGAGGCGTTACCAGATGCGGTTGAAGCGATTATTGAAGGATTGAAGCAGCGCAAGTATTCCGACAAGTTTCGTGCTGCCGTTGAGGTGCTTGATCGAACACTTGGCAAGTCAACTCAAAACGTAAACAATAAGACGGATATCGAAGGAGAATTACAAGTAAAGGTTGAATATGTCAACACCCCTTATCAAGCTACCGAGCTACCATCCGAACCAGGCGAAGATACGTCAGGAGCTTAACCGCTTTAACGTGCTGGATTGCGGGCGGCGGTTTGGTAAGGATGTCACACTCAGAAACTACTCAAGCGAGGGCGTTATTGAAGGGCTACCCGTTGCCTGGTACGAACCAACCTTCAAAAGTCTACAAGCTAATTGGGATTGGTTTGTGAATACACTTGCGCCGATAACTAAAACAAAGTCAGAGCGTGACCGCACGATTGAGACAATAACCGGCGGAACGCTTGAGATGTGGTCTTTACAGGATCGGGACGCTTCACGTGGTCGGCATTACAAACGAGCGGTTATAAACGAGGCGGCGTTCATTCCGCATCTTGAGTATAGCTGGAATAATGTTATTCGCATTACACTTGCTGACCTTGAGGGAGAGGCGATCATTTCTGGAACGCCAAAAGGACGTAATTACTTCTGGCAATTATACCGGCGCGGCATTGATGAAAACGAGAAAGACTGGACAAGCTTTAAATATTCGACGTGGGACAATCCGTATATACCGCGCTCTGAAATTCAGGAAATGAAAGACACGCTTCCGGAATTGATTTATCAGCAGGAAATCATGGCGGAGTTCATTGACGATCAGGGCAGTGTATTTCGCAGGATTCAGGATGCAGCATGTCTTGAGGCGCTTGACGTTCCGCTAGACAAAAGACAATATGTTGCAGCTGTTGACGTTGCTTCAAGCATTGACTATACGGTTGTTACGATCCTGGACGTTGAAAGCAAGGAAATGGTTTATATGGATCGGTTTAACCGTGTTGATTATCCGGTGCTGATTGATAGGCTACAAGCGATTTATGACCGTTGGAAATTACGGAGTATGACAATTGAAATAAATAGTATTGGTAAACCGGTATTTGATTATATGGTTGGTAAGGGCAGAACAATTATACCCTTCACGACCACAAATGCCTCGAAACAATCTATTATTCAGGGGCTTCAATCTGGCTTTGAGCATGGCGAAATCAAGATACTGAATGATCCTGTGTTAGTTGGAGAACTTTTGTCATTTGAAAGTAAGCGTAATGCAAGTGGAACATACAGTTATAACGCGCCGGAAGGGATGCACGATGACTGTGTAATGAGCTTGGCTATCGCGTGGGATGCAATCGGCAATAAAAAGCGCGTCATCCTGTTTGGCGCGTAGGAGCAATTATGGCAAACATTAAAACTGTTACAGAAATACCGTATTGGTTCACGCGCCTTACAGAGGGCGATGGCGTTCCTGACGACAATATTTCGCTGTTTCGGAAAGTGCCTTATTTCTACCGCGCCGTTCAGTTGCGGTGTGATGCGCTTTCCGGCGTGCCTATAAAGGTGTACAGGGGAGAAGATGAAGTCGACTGGCCTTATCCTACGTCTATTCAATCGCTTATTTGGAAGTGGGAGGCCTCATTGGCGCTCAAGGGCGCAGCATACGGTGAGATCGTAGCTAACCAGAGTGGTTATAAAAAGGATGTGCAGTACCGAAACCCGTTTGATATGTATGTCGAGTACAAACCGAAAGACGGGATATTAGTTATAAAACAGAATCAGAGCGGAGCGGTTTGGAAAAATAAAATCTATGAAGGATCGTATGAGATGGTTTATATCGCTGAGTACGATCCGGCGCAAGATATTCTCCCTGGCATCGGTTCCGGTAACGCCTCAAATGTGGATGCAAAGCTGTTGTATTCTCTGTCAAAGTTTCCGGAAGCCTACTTTGAGGGCGGGGCGATGCCGGTTACCGTGGTTGGCGTAGACACTACTGACCAGAGCGAAATCGAGCGAACAGAAACGTTTTTCAAGAAAATGGCAACCGGCCTTAAAAACGCCTTCAGGGTGTTGGGCGTCAGAACGGGAAGCATTGACGTAAAGACCATCACGCCACCCATGAAAGACCTAGCAATGCCTGAGATCAGCGACGAGGCGAAACACAATATCGCCGTAGCGTTCGGGATACCAAAGACGATGCTGGACAGTGAGGCGGCCAACTATGCCACTGCCCAAGAGGACCGTAAGGGGTTCTATGAGGAAACATTGAAGCCCCGGGCACGCATGTATGAAGCGGCATTGAATGAGCAGTTACTTGACCGGAATGGGATGCGGATCGAGTTCGCGTTTGACGAACTTGAGATATTCCAGGAGGACGAAAACGACCGCGCTGATCGCCTGTTGTCATTCGTGCAAGCCGGACTTCCTACCCGGTTAGCGATTGATCTTGCCGGGATTGATATGACAGATGAACAGATTGCCATGTTTGCGACTGGGGCAGTTGAAAACGGGGCACGAACAGGAACGGACGCGATAGATCAGGAACTCGGTAAGTGGATGCGCATGGTTGAGAAGCGCGTCAAGGAAGGCAAGGCGGTTCGTGAGTTTGAGACAGACATTATCCCAGACGGTATGAAGGCGGCCATTGATGGTGCGTTGGAAACTGTCAAGACAGTTGAGGATGTCCGGGGCGTGTTTGAGAGCGTGAAGGACTGGAGGGATTATCCGTAATGGATATTCTTAACCGGTCTGAGCTTGAACGTAAACTAGCCCGTATTGTTGGGCGTGATTTGCGCGTCGAGTTGCAGAAGCTCTTGGATTATCTCGGCGATCCACCACGGCTTGAGAATGTCCCTTATGATTACTGGCAGAACGGTTGGCGTGATATTCAGAAGGATGTTGAGCCGGTGTTACTGGATATTTATCTCTCGCAGGCCGAAGGCATGATGAACGATGTCAACATTGGCGTTGAATGGGACATGATAAATACAAACGCCTCACAGTGGGCTAAGCAGCACACAGAGCAGGTGTTACAGGACTTATTTGGAAAGAGGTATAATCATCTTAACGAGGTTATACCAAGGTTCTACACGGAAGGATGGAATTTAGGGCAGCTAACAGC